CCCTCGACAAACTCTCCAGTTTTTTGTTTTATTTTTGGTGCGGTTTTAACTGCTGTTTTAATACCTTTAGCAATTAAATCTAATTCAATAGCTGGTGAAATCATTTCTCCAGTAAATTCAGAAGTATCATAAAGTCTTTTTAAAAACTCAACTGTTTCTGGTTTAAAATCTGAGTCAGGTGTATTAATTGGTTTAAAACTTGTATCAACAAAATTACTTATGCCTGGTACTTTATTTTCATCAAGCATTTTTTTAACTTCTTCTGTTGTGTAAAAAAAAGTTTCTTCATCAAAATTTGCACCCATTTTATTTGCAATCATTTGGCTTAATAAAGATAAATCACCAAGCAGACCAACTCCCCCTTGAGTTACACCTTTTAAACCAGAGGCAGCCATATCAAGACCAGTTTTAGCAACCGATCCTAAATCACCAATTGTTTCAGAAACCTCAGAAACAAAACCTTGTGGTTCTCTTTCTTTTAAATAAATATCATCTAGATTCATTTTGAATTACTTTTTAAAAGTTCTGAATATTCTTTAAAACTTTCACTTTCTAATTCTGTAAAAATACGTTTGCCGCCAATCCTCAACAAGCCTAAATACTCAATTAACATTTGATCTTTACTATTTGTTTGAGTCAAAGAAGAACTTAAAAGAAATAAATTGTTTGCATCTATTTTATCAAATCCAAATTCATTTAATTGCCTTACTATTTCTTTTTTATCTTCAGTTTTTTTACCATGTTTAGCTAAAAGTGACATAGACACAAGACCATTAACTTCTTCTTTTAAATCTATTTCAGTTAATCTTGGTACTTCTTTGTCAACAAATTCTCTTATTGATTTAAGTTCGTTAAATTTATCACCTAGGTTTCTTCGTTCTTCATTAAGATGCAGAAGTAATCTTCTTTCTTGTTTTCTATTTTTTTGTTGCTGTCTTGGATCAGCACTTGGGATAATACCTATTAATCTTTTTAAATTTCTTATTTCTTCATTTAGATTTTGATTTAGTAGAGGTTG